TCCCATTGAGATGAAAGGTCAATGAGTTCTTGTGTCGTGAAATCGTCAGAGAACCAACGCCACTCTTTGTATCCTGTCGCCCCACTACCAGTGAGGAAGACAGATGCAGTAGAGTAGGGTAAATTTACCGTACCACCTGCAACATCAACGTCAATGGACGTAAACCAATCATTTGCGGGTCTATCATCATTGGCAGTGTAATTAACTCCAATGTAAAATGAAGAAGTAGTATCGTCATCTACACCACCAGATCGAGTCACTCTTCTGTAAAAGTCTTTTATTGGGTAGGATATGCCATCAATAGTAAGAGTGGTCGGAGACACTGATCCAGTAGTACCTCTTTTACCATAGTATGCGGCAGTAGTGAATAACTGCGCGCCTTCAGTGACGGTTATTGTTTGAGCCGCGACTGCATACCACTCATCAAAGGACATCTCGACACCAGCTGCCTTACCGATTAACGCCCGAATATCCACATCGTTTATTGTTGCTAGAGTACCTGTAGTACCTCCAGCTTCAATGTGGATTTCATCCAGTGTTATAGTACCACTCGTAGGCAGTGCCATTAGATAGTACCGTACGCTGTTAGGTTACCAGTTACAACAAGGTCACCAGTTGTCGTTAACTTCGCCTTAGAGACACCACCGTAACTAATGATGAGGTCATCACCAGAGACAGAGAACTGCCAATCACTAGTACCACCCTCAATAGTTGGAGTAGTAAGAGCCGGAGAGGTTAATGCTTTATTAGTAAGAGTCTGTGCTCCCGTTAGTGTCGCTACGGTAGAATCGATATCTAAAGTAGCAGAACCGCTTGTAGCACCACCCGTTAAACCTGTTCCTGCCACGACTTCGGTGATGTCACCAACGTTAGTGGTGAAACCTTCATCGTTAGTCCATTGACTATTGCTTCCCGACTTGTTAGTCAGAGTCGATGTGCTACTTTCTGTTAGGTAACTTGTCAGATCAGGTGGAGTATATGTGAAGACACCAGTGAGGTCATTGTATGCAAGGTTAGCAGTACCAACAGCCGCAACTGTTACTGACAGATCGGTCAGGTCTATACCACCACCAGTGCCACTAGCGATCCAAGTGAAAGTTCCGTCTCCGTCAGATGATAATACCTGACCAGCGTTTCCGTTTCCTGTTACACTAAGTTGAGTCGCAGTAATACCATCGTTTGCTACGTTCAGTGTTGCTGAACCACTTGTAGCACCACCTGATAATGAGGTTCCGGCAACCACTTCGGTGATGTCACCTACGTTAGTTGTAAACCCTTCATCGTTAGTCCACTGGGAATTACTACCAGACTTGTTAGTAAACGTTTGAACGTTGTCCGCTGTAGTTGTTCCCGTGTTAGTGGTATAACCTTCATCATTAGTCCACTGAGAGTTACTACCAGATTTATTGGTAAACACATCAGTACTTGAAGGAGTAACCGTACCTACGTTAGTGGTATAACCTTCGTCATTAGTCCACTGAGAGTTACTACCAGACTTGTTAGTCAAAGTATCTGTACTGTTTGCAGTCAAGTATGATGATAGGTCGGGCGGAGTATATGTGAAGACACCAGTGAGGTCATTGTATGCAAGGTTAGCAGTACCGGCTGCATCAACAGATACAGAAAGGTCATTCAAGTCTATACCACCAGCAGAAATACCAATAAGAGTTGCACCAGTAAAGTCTACAGTGCCGTCTGCTGTAATGTTTGTGATAGTAAGCGCACCATCGGTACCGTCAGTGCCGGCATCCAGTACAACAGAAGCGACATCAAGTGGGTCTTCGGGGTTAAATCCTACTTGCGTAGCATAAGTACCACCAGCTGCTCCGCGACCAATAAAGTTGTCTGCATACACGTCACCTAAGACGAGCATATCAGTCTCTACTTTAAATACTTTTGTACTTGACATATTAGGTAATCCACTCTGTTCTGCTAAATTTTCAGGAACGTTCTGTTCTCCAATATTGACGTTAGGTGTCTGGGTATCGTTAGACATAATATTATCTCACTATAAATTTGTAAATGTGTTTGTACTATTTATACAAAAAACACATTTTATTCAATATGGCGTCCCGTAGGGGAGTCGAACCCCTGTTACCGCCGTGAAAGGGCGGTGTCCTAGGCCTCTAGACGAACGGGACATTAATAAATTTTTTCTACTAAGATTGTGACTTCACCGATTTCACTGGAAACCATGATTGCCCAATCAAAGACATCAACATGTACTGTGTCATACTGATAGTCTTTAGTGACCTCTTGGACTGCTCTTTCAATTGCACCGTCCGCATCACCATGAACGCATATCAGTCCACCCATGTGGTCGTACAGTATATATGCGTTATTTACCTCCGAATCTTCTGGAAATAGACCTGTTGGCATAGACTCGTAATCTATCGGCATTAGTACTCCTCTTTATAGAAGATATGGTCACCAATCCTACCAATCAATCTCATACTTGAGTGAGAACTCCATTTAGGATTGACATAGTTTGCATGGTAGTGAGTAGACCCTTCAGTTAGTCCTCGGTGTTTCTTAGTGAAAATCATGTCTCGTGCTATATCTTGTGCACGTAACCAAGAATATGTCTCTACTGGTTCATCTGCAAGACCATCGCAGTACCAACTGAACTGACACATGTTCTTTCTCGGTATGGACATTCCTCGGTCTAATCCCCACTGACTCAGTACGGCTTGTTTAACAACTCCACAAATGGTGGACGGGAATCTTCCGTGTACAACACGGTTAAGAGTAACATCCGCAACTGCATACTGCCCGGCGAGACTTTCACTTCTTGCCTCATGATATATATTCAATGCAAGACAGTTGATTTCGTCGTTATCGCGCATATTTGGAGTTTCTGCATGGACTAGGCTAATGTAACCTAGAAAACCAAGCATAACAATCCCTATCGATAAGCGCACCATAAAATTCTCCTAATGAATAAAGAGTTATTATACAGGGTTTATAGAGGAATGTCAAACAGTTTTTCGTAAAAGTTTTAGAAGTTTATCTAATTTCTTTTGTTGTTTGGGGGTGGGACTGTCTCCTACCTTAGATAGTAGGAAAGCATATTCTTTAGCGAGATTTGACTGATAGTTCATTATAGTTCCTCAAGTTGTTGAGCTATTATACTATAATGAACTATTCTTGTCAATCATTTCTTTTTCTTTTCTCCGGCAATCCACTTCTTTGCCTTAGCGTTATCTACGGGCGACTTGGTAAACTTGGTGGCATCACGATATGCGCGTACTGTCTCTTTCTGGTAATCCTTACCTTCAGAGTTATCCACAACTAGGAAGTTCGTCTTACCGAACATAGTTTGGAACTTACCAATATTTGCCTGTACTGCTTTCCAATACTCAGTAACACCTTTAGCGCCTAGTGTACGAGCACGTTGAGCATCACGAGAGATCGCAGTGTCAAGATCGGTGTTAACGAAAATCATTGCGACATCGTAACCCAGTTTCTTGAGTTCCTTTGCTTGGTCTGCGATCTTACTTGGGTCTTTACCAGTACCATCGATGACAAGACCTAGACGACCTTTGATGTACATCGATTGTTTAATACCAGTAAGGTTCTTTGCTTTACCACGAAGTTCTTGACCCTTTACGGAGAAGATGTTATCGGGATTCATTTCCATCGATGCTTTCTTCATGGCGTTCTCAAACGCATCATCAGAGTTTACAACCTTATAACCCATAGAAGTCAGACCTGTCTTACCGACAATGAATGACTTACCAGAGCCTGGCCCGCCTGCAAGGAAGATTGCCTTGAAGATTGCTGGGTCGTTGACACCTTCGTTTAAGAAGGACTTAAATGATTTTACCACGGTTGTGCTCGCCATAGTTGGAGGGCAACTTCAACGATTTCCGCTTTACGAGAAGGAAGACGACCTGTTCTGCCTTTAGATGCGATATAAGTCTTCAGTTCCGCAATTGTCATAGCAAGGAACCTTTCGCGTTGTTCGTCAACGTCCATCTTCGCAGGGCCTGTAATAACAGTTCTAGTATTTTCGCCTCTCTTACTTAACCATATGCCAACAGCAATAGCAAGGACTAGAAAAAGACCAAGGGTAAATTGAGTATCATTCATAACGTTCTCCACAAGTTAATGTTAGTTAGTGTGTTTATTTATACTTCTTTTTGATTTGACTTTTCAAAAGTTTCAATCAAAAACTCTGCAAAGACCTCTTGGGTACGTTCGCCAGGATGTCCAAACTCTTTCATGTCTTTTAACTCCCTACAGAGAGTGTAAAGGTCTTTGCCCTTTCCTAGTCCGACTCTACTGTCAACGTCAAGAGATTCTATAGAAGAAATTAACCATTTCTTGTAATCCGGTATAGAGTCTATTCTGAACGGTTTCTCCAAAATCTTCTTAGAAGAATCATCAGCAGGACTGTCCGTCAATACCGACATAACATTAGACCAGTTTCTTTTATGAAACACACCTTGTATCAGTTTGATTCCAGCTGCATCACAATAAGACTCCATCATCTTCATCTTACTTAGGGTGTGCATAATATCGGTCTTAGAGTCATAAGCAGTATCAAACCAATCTTTCATCACACGTCTCTTGTCTCTATCCCATATCAATTCAGTGCGTAACTGAGAGAACTGCGTAGTGTCAGTTTGACGGCCAATCTTCACATCGCGGTCATCGGGCATATACTCTACAACTTCCGAACGTTGCCACGCAGACCACATCACAACCATGTGCGTTACTTTGTTAGGGTTTTCATGAAGGTAGTCTGTGATCTCGCGGAATATCTTTTCATTACATGCACCACACACACCACGGTTCTCATAGTCCAATCCCAGTTTCCTAGCGACTATAGAAGTAAACGTGAGGCCCCAATGTGTGGGTGGGTCTTGGTCAAACCCTTCTAGTTCATCACCCCAGACGAAACTACAACCGGCAGTTAACAACATTACTTAAACAGTTCCTCATAAAGTTCATAAACTTCATTAGTTTCTGTTCGAGATTCTTCGAGGTTTCTCTTATGGAAGATGTTAGCAATCTTTCGGAAGTGTTTCTTGTCCACACCGTATTTCTCGTTCGTGACATCAACGATGTCTTTCATCAACTCTTTCTCTGCATCAATACGTAACATGCTGTCTGACATCTCTCGGATTGCCGCTGCAACCTTTTCTTTATCTGGGCCTATCATAATACTATTTTCACTCCACTAGTCGCTTCAGTCCATGCTGATGAGAAATCATCGTTAGTTTCGGTACATAGTACATACTGTTGAAACGTAATCTCTTCAGGGTTCTCTTTACTTGTCATGCAAACACCACGGGCGAAACCAATACCTTGTTCACCATGAATCAACATGCGAGGGTCTTTAATAGTAATTGCGCCATTGCTATTGGTACTCTTTAACCGGCCAACATACTCACCACTTACTGTAACTACCGTAACTACTTCATTATTTTTCATTCTTCACTCTCAATTTCATCAATTAACATATCACGCATTGCTCTCGCTTGCGCATCTTCAGGGTTGTTCACACTACCATTATTAACAAACTTATACGCTAGTGTAATTCGTTGACATCCCGCGTAAGCAGCGTGCCAACAGTGTAAATCTTCTTCGTGTCCCGCACCAAAGTAATAGTGTCTACATTGCCAGCCAGGCACATCTTGGATACGAGTAATCTTATCAGTCTTCTTATCATAGTACTCAAAGAAACCATCTCCGGTCTCTGACCATGTAAATAAGACTTGATACGCGTTCGCATCATAGTTAGTGTGCCATCCGACAAAACCGCCTGGCGGGTAATAGGAGAGTAATGCGGACGTGTGCGCACCAATCTCCGCAGCGAAGTCATACTTGACCTTCTGCATAAAGTCTCCCCACATTTCCTTATCTTCACGAACCATCTTAGAGATAGGTTGAGCGAAGTAACGGTCAGGCGGCCCTACTAACTCAGGATATCTAGACAAACATTCATCAAGATACTCGCGAGAGGTGTAGTACTCTCCCTTGTGGATATCATCATACTCATGATATGTCCAATACTTCTCATCGTTATAAGAAGGTTTTGATAACATCTCATCAGAGAAACTGTCGAGCACTCCCAACAGTTCCTTATTACGAATAACAACTTCACTCATTACTAAACATCGTCCTCTTCTTCAGCAAATTTCTCATTCGCTCGTTGCAAATCTTCTTCTGTACAAGCACCCATTTCTATCATATAAGTTACTGCCGCGCTTATTCCTTCCTGTCTTCCTATCTTCTTTCCCAAGAAATGTGAGGTAAAAAGTAACGCCAACGCAATAAAAGTATGCGCGTATGGATCCATAATGGACTCCTTATAGTGTGAAGCCTTCGAAGTTCATCTTCTCAGAAGAAATTCGTTGGCCTGAGTTAGAGTTATCAAAAACTGGGCCATGGTCTACTTCTTTATTTAGTGGAGAATCATTTTGGTCGACATCAAACAAACGCATTTTACTTCGGTCAATACCTACAACGAATCGTTGATTTTGGCCAGGGTCATTATATCGGTTCTTTAACTGTTTCACCAATATCTGTCCCTGTGCATTCAGTTCATCATTACTAATCAGGGCAAACATCAAATCTGCCGTGGCGGGAAGACCGAACGATTCGGACGTATCCTCAAGACCCACATCATCATTACTATAACCGGAACGGGTAGTCTGGGTTGCAGATACTACCGGAACATCAAACTCAACAGCAAGACCACGCAACTCTTCTGCGATAGATTTGATATATGTATAGGAGTTGATAGCACCCCCCATAGACTTCATCCTAGAGGACGAACAGATGTTCAGGTAGTCGATAAATATTATATCTGGGGTGAACTTCTTCTTTAGTTTCAACTCGTTCAGGAGCGCACGGAAGTGGTTTGAGTGCGCACTACCTGTCGGATATTCTTTGATAATTAGTTTACCCGTGGTCTTATCTGCCACCTTCTTCACTCGGTCTGAGAACATATCCTTACTAAGATGTTCTAACTGGTCAATAGGGACGTTCAGTAAGTTAGCATCGATTCTTTCTGCGATACGTTCTTCGGACATCTCTAGAGTAATATACAGAACATTCTTATTCTGACTCATCGCAGCTGCCGCAGCGTGACACATGAACAACGACTTACCGACACCAGTACCCGCAAGAGCGATATTCAAAGTCTTGTTAGGTAACCCACCTTTGGTGATACGGTTGAAGTAATCCAAGTCCCAAGGCATTCTCTCCTCGTCCATGTTGTAGAAGTCCCACCGAGAATCTACATTTTCTAGATAGTCGTGACCGATGTTAGTGTCAAAGGACACGGACAGTGCCTTGGACAATACATCAGGGATTGCATTCTTGGATAGTTCTTGGTGTTTACCATCGATGATAGAGATAGACTCCATCACTGCATTGAATACTGCACGGTCTTGACACCACTTCTCAGTGCGTTCTACTAACCATGACAGGTCTTCTTCAGCATACTTGAAGATGTCGGGAAGAATGTCTATTGTGTGACGATAGTGTTCGTCTGACATTCTATCTTCCGAATCAATCTCAATCTTGAGAGCTTCTTTAGAGGGGAGGTTGTTATACTTGGCGATATACGCAGTGAACTCTTGGAAGATACTTTTGTAAGTACCTTCGAAGTATTCGGGGGAGAGGAAGGGGGCAACCTTCCTCATGTACGAATCGTTAGTCAGTAGATTCCGTAGAATCGTCTGTTGTAGATTGATGTCCGTCATTTGAATCCTTTTTCTTTATTGAACCAGTCTCGATGGCTGCTTCTAAAATATCACCTAGTACTTCACCTACAAACCCTTGTAGGTCAACATTGTCTACATTATACACGGTTGGGTCTTCTGTGTCAACAACATCGAAGTCGAAAGTTATATTTTGTTCATCACCATTAATACGAACATTATTATAACGGATGGTTACATCATTGTAGGGTGCGCGTAGTAAATCTACGTTCCACCCATCAACGCCCTCCGCAACTACAGGGACTAATTTATAATCTAGATTTTCTGACGGTTTATCTAAATCTAATTCTTTCATGCTACGGCTTCCTCAACGAAGGTTTCGGGATTGATATCGCTCTTGTATCCGATCTGATAAGTCTGTTGAAGGAATGTAGCGAAATCACTTGTTTCGAAAATAGGTGCCCAGAACTCATTGGACAGAGTATCCTTGGTACGGAACTTCTTATCTTCTGCTTCGGTTCCATGACAACGAGAGTACCAACCATTACTTGGTTTGATAACATATCCACCAGCCAATGCAACTTCGAGGAGACCAGAGTTCTTCTCAACACCACCGTCCCAAGAGACTGATATTGGAATCTTAGATTGTTCTTTCACGAATCGAGACTTCTCAACCTTGATGACAAAGTCGTAACCAGTAACTTCAGTACCAGTCTTGTTTTGTCTACGACCGATAATCCAGATATTGTCGGCAGAGTAATAGATACCAGTACCACCACTAACTACATCTTTTGGAAACAGACCAATCTCTTTATAAGTGTGATTGATTGCAAGCATCGGAATGTTCTTCATCGCAAGATATGGAGTCGACATACGGAACAGACCTTTCAGTGCCTTCGCACGTGACATGTCCGCAACACCTTTCTCGTTCAACGCATCGTCTAGTTCTTTCTTAGACGCAAGATTACCGATAGAGTCGATAACGATAATAACCTCATCATCACGAGTCAGGTTCTCTAGTTGGCTGATAAGGTCAAACTTCAACTCTTCGACATTTGCAATAGGTGTGTGCAATACACGACTAGTGTCAATACCGAATTGTTCAAAGTATGATTGAGGAGAACCGAACTCGGAATCATAAAACAACATGACCGCATCAGGTTTCGCATTAAGATATGCGCCTGCCATGAGCAATGCGAATGATGTCTTAAAGTGTTTAGATGGCCCTGCAAGGACAGTAAGTCCTGGCGCAATACCACCATCTACGGAACCAGACAATGCAACATTCACCATCGGAACATCGGTTGGTACCATATCTTTCTCTGTGAAGAATTTACTCGTTGATAGGGTCGCTGTCTCCTTTATCTTCGAGTTCTTCTTTAGTTTGTCCATTATCGACATTTTTTCCTCCAAAATCTACAAATGTAATGTTATTAACTTTTTCACGTTCATCAAGGTCATATTGTACACGATAAGCACTATTGATGTCAAGTACTTTATGCAATAAATCGAAACTAGTTGTAGTCCCGTCAGCAAACTCATGTGTTGAGAAGTCTAAGAATGCTCTCGTGTCTTTTGGAAGACATGCGCCACCGAATCCACGTTTACCATCAAAGCCTGGCACACGGGTGTGACCCATACCTACTCTATCATCTTTACCTGCTGCTCGGACAATAGTATTATAGTTACAACCATACAGGTTGACTAGATCATATAGTTGATTAAAGAATGTAATCTTCGTAGATAGGAATGAATTGATTGTGTACTTCACAAACGATGCTTCATACGCAGTCATACGATGATAGTCGTTAGACTCACACGCACCAAAGATCTCATACACGTCAATGAGTTCTTGTGAGGCCTGAGGCATACCACCAATGACGTGGAACTTAGCACCAACGAAGTCTGCCTTAGCATTCTTCTCAGTCAGAAACTCAGGGTTATAAACGAAACGATCAACCTGCTCTCTGCTCATTGCAGAGTACAGACGATCAATTGATTCTGGAGTAATTGTAGATTTCACCACAACCAGTGCATCAGTATAGTGTAGACACTTAACAACCGAAGCTTCTACGATAGAAGAGTCTACAGACCCATCATCATTGGATGGTGTGGGTGCACATATAAAGAAACACTTAGGGTGACGGTCTGCCGGAAGATCCTTCAGAGTGTCAAGGTCAGTGTCATACTTTGGATCATAGTAGTTGAAGTCGACAAGCGGATGCATAAACGCATACTCGACTGCCTGGCCAACAAATCCATGTCCAACGATTCCTATTCGAAATCGTGTGTTAACATCGTCTGCTGTTGCTCTAGTCATTATTTAATCCCATTATAAGTTTTATACCATTCGTAAAATTTTTCAACGCCCTCTGTAATACTAACCTTCGGTTCATAACCAAGTGCTTGTAGTTTGGAGGTGTTTGACCAAGTCTCTAGAGTATCAGCAGGGTGTTTAGGAGCAAGATTCTTAATTGCTTCCTTACCTGTGTTCTTCTCAATCTCGGAGATGAAGTCCATCAATCCGACTTGTTCACCACGACCTATATTGAAAATTTCTCCCGATGGGATATCATTGTTGCCTAGGACAACCTCAATACCATCAAGGATATCTTCCACATACGTAAAGTCACGTTTCATATCACCGTAATTATACACTGTTATTTCTTTTCCGTCAAGTATATTCTTAGTGAAGTCAAACAATGCCATATCAGGTCTACCCCAAGGCCCATATACTGTGAAAAATCGTAGACCTGTAGTGTTCAGTCCAGATGACTGGAACTGACATTCATTTGCCCACTTGGTATAACCATATGCGTTCAACTGTTTACCAGACTCTTGACCTTCAGTCCACGGAACCGGAGAACCCGCATACACGCACGAGGTTGATGCATAGACGATACGGGTATCAGGAAGATGTTGCTTACAGATATCAATCAAGTTCTGTGTAGCATCTATGTTATTCTGGTGGTACGACTTCTCCTTTCCCATAGAATCCCGAACGCCCGCCATTGCAGCAAGGTGAATAATAGTATCGGGTCGGAAGTCTCGCAATAGTGCTTCTAGTTTAATCTCGTCTTTTAGGTCACATCCCCAGATATCTAGATTGAAGTGTTTCATCCGATCTACTTTAAGCTTAGGTGTGTAAAGGTGGTCGTTGAAGTTGTCAACTCCCTTTACAGTAAGTCCGCGATCCATTAAACGTTTTGCGAGTTGGGAACCGATAAAACCTGCGGCTCCTGTTACTAATACTTTATTCATTTAACTATTCCTGTAAATATATTCTAATGCCCTGTCTGCTTCTACAGTCAGGGGTCTGTTCTCATACCAACTACCAGTCTCACGGTCAAACTCTCTACACATATCTGCAATCTGAGTTGCAGTGATGGGATATCCTTTCGCATAAGCATTACCCGCAATCGCAAGCATTATCTTATACATCCCAGAATACCAACCAGTTTCGTTGATTGTTTGGTACTCGATGCCTAATCGTTTAGGCCAGAAAGGACAGTCGCGGTATGACGACCATCTGAAGTCGGTATTATTTAGACTGTCCTTACGGTGTTGAATTACCGCCTGTTGCATCTCTACTGGAAGCCTGTCTAGGAAGGTATTACCAGTCTTTTCATGGTATGGGTGTTTAGCAATCAGTTCAGAGGTGTTTAGAGAACCCCCTTGGTTAGTAATAAAGAAAGACTCAGCATCCGGATACTGTGCGGGGACATAATACATGCGAGCGAGGTCTTTGGTCTGTGGGTCACCCAGTTCACCCAACTCAGTATTCAGTGCATACCAGAATGCTTTGATGCGGTCATTATCAATATGTTCGTCTAATCGAAATACGATTCTAAACTTGAGATGGTCGTCTCTGCTTGATGCAGTGTTGTACACAACGTAGTCGTACTGCCCAAAGAGTTCGTGCAGCTGTTGGTTAAGGACTCGTACATTACTAGAGAAATCGTGATCATCAACATCAACGCAACACCAACCACCCCAATAGCGAGTAGATTTATTACTACGCGTAGTATCCACTTCGAAAACAGCAGGACTAATAAGAGGACTAGAATTATTTCCACCTTTCTCTCCTTTCTCTCTATACATTTTTAGTAGGACATTTACGAACTTGTCCCAATCATCA